AGCATACCCAATTGGGCTAGCTTGTATGCCCGTTTTCCATCGCACTCCGTAAGGATTTGCGACGTACTCTTCTGTACTTTACGACGTAAATCTCCAGGGAGATTCCGCCAAGGTACTCTAACTCCGGTAGCTCGCTGGTAGTCAAACAGCGAGTTCCACGCGAGTGGTCCGTGGTCAGATGTGTAAGCAGGAACTTGGTTCCTGATAAACACCTTCCCAGCAAACTCCACGAGGTTACCCTCGTAGCTCTTGTGGAGGGAGAGCGGCACACCTGCATCTTGCATAAGCCTGATGTAGGCCTTGCGAAGCTTCTTGTTGAAGACCAAAAGGTCATCACCAAGGATGCAGTAAGGCGAGTGCGCGTACCCCATCGTAAAGGACAGGGCTTCAAGCAACAAATTATGAGTGAGACTCATGAGAGCAAAGCTCGGAAGGGTGCCAAGTGGCTGCCCAACCGGCCAACTGCTGACATGGCCATCGTTATCCCACCTGCCGCCTGCCATCTCTAGAAAGAGATTCCAGGACGACTTTACGGTAGGAGACATGCGCCAAAGCAGGACTTGCTTGACGATCTCCTCACCCCAAGCACGGGGCAAGTTGTCTGTTGCCTGAGAGAGGTCGACCGATCCGACGTAAAGACCCGAGTTGGTCACTCGATTGGTGATCTTCGTGTCGAATTTGGATTGGTCTCGCGTACAGTCACAGGGCAAGCGATCCAGCAAAAGCTGGAGCTGGTCCTGGACCGGTGCTAAACCCATTTGCAGGAACCTATTCGGAACCGCAATGGGCCTACGCTTAACCGTACCCTTCTTCGGGATATGTTGGATTTCTCCAACAACTTCTCCCGCGAGGAAGGATACCCCACCATCGGGGTACCAGACACGCCCACCTTCTACCTCAGAAATGAGGGAGTGGGCACGGGGGTCCTGGTTAAGATAAGACTGTACGTAGAGCTTGGACTCCTTGGATAGTGTCGGAGTTGGGAACCATCCCGTTTCCGAAACCAGTCCGCTGGTGTCAATCAGCGAACACATGACCCAATAATCATGTTCCAAGGATTTCGAGTGAATATCCTCTAACCTGAAGTCCATATAGGACTCCGGTAGAGGAACTTTCTCGAAGATGTCGCGGCGCGCACGGTCTTCTTTGACCATTCTCACCCTGGTAAGGATGTGATGCCACTTTTCATAGTACTTCTTATAATCTAAGAAGTCATGCTTGGAGGCAAAGCCCTCAAGCCACCGTGGAAAACCGGTGACTTTCCTGAGTAGCCATTCCTCAGGAGTCATCGGACGGTGC